AATCCATGATAAGTCATCTGTGGGTGGTTACGAATCTTATCAAACAACTCTAAGTATGGACCATCTCGTTCTTCCCAACCGTATGCTTTGAAAGATGAGAATACATCAAGATGAATCTTATCACCATAGATTGTTGCTAAATGCTCAACAGCAGCATATACAATATCTAGTCCACGGTGAGGTGTTGTGTGATAGATTAGTCGAATCTGATCATCAGGTTTTTCTTTCCAGTCAACCTGAATAGGGTCGATTGCATTACGCAACACGACAGACTCAGCATAAGGAACACCAAGACCCATGTTGTAGGTAGACAACTGCCAGTTAGATACAAACACCAACTTAGCAAACCTTGCACGTGACTCAGGATCTTTCAGATGTTGTGCTTCAGGATCTGCCCACAAGTCATGCAACCACAAGATATTCTTCTTGTCTGTATCAACTTTGCGGACTCGTGACTTGATGATGTGGAACTCTTCAAGCAGTGCAGGATCTACACGCTCCATGAGTGCCTTGTTCATCAACTCAGTGCCACCCATTGCTTGGGTGTAGGTGCCATCTTCAGATGGTGATTTGCCGATCTCTTCTAAATCGGTATCGTCAATAATATTCAAACTCATTTTACTAATTCATATCCAGTTACATTAGCGACTCGGAATGATCGCCAATCACGTTTATCAATGTCCCAAACATTCAACACGTTTGCATTTACAGCACGTGGTTCTTTGGTTTCTTTAGTTGGGATTGCGGAAGGTATAACATCTTCCATTAGGGTGCACTGCATCACTCGCTCGGTGCCATCAACTTTATTGAATGTAACTGTTACGATATTGTGTTCCAATGCTTCTTTCAATAACTCACGTTCAAACATAACATACTCTTCCACTTCACTATCATACATAATAATATTCCAGATCTAGGTGATAATTACTTTCTCACCATTACATTTCACTGCATGCTCTTCTGCTTTCTTCCGTGCTAGTGCTTCGGTGTCAGCAGTAAATCGTACAGGCATTTTCTTATTACAGAATACAGTATAGCATGGCATGCTATTACAGTCAATAGTTGCTGACCAATATAACACACCATCCATTTGTTCTCTTTGGGTTTTTATCTTAGCGTCCTTGTCCACGATACACCTTATGTGAGCGTTTCTTGCTCTTGTTCATTGATGAGGTTTTGAAAACACCACGACCAATACTGGTTCCTTTCGGAGTGCTGACTCGCTTTTGGGTGCTTTGGGATTTCGCTTTTGCCATTATGTGTTCCTATTTTTCAAAATTTCAAAATATGTTTTCAACCACGCATTATATGCTTGTCGGAATTCAGTAGTCAAATATCTCTACCTTTCTATCTGGTGACATATTACGGAATGCCATATAGTTGAGGATTTGTTTTTTGATATCTTCTCTTGAAGTACCTTCAAAGAAAAGTTCAATGTTGCTTTTTAGACGGGGGTTTTCGATTCTTACACGATACACTTTTGTGCTCATTAGTCTTTATTTTTTTCCTCGAGTATTTTGTATTCGATCCGTGCTTCGTCAAAGAGAGACCTTGTGAGTTCCCACGACTCTGCCCAGTTGTTGCGTATGTTTGTCGCATCATCCATAACAACCTTCTTCACACCAACCTGTATCAAACCTTTCGCACATTCACTACAGACTGGCAGTCCAGAAACATAAACTGTTGAACCATCTAACGACACCCCATTGTGCGTTGCATTATAGATCATATTCTTTTCCGCATGCACAACAAATTTATATTTCTCTTCACGGTTATTTAGTCGCACTGGATCGTCATTTATACCACGAGGAAAACCATTGTAACCGACAGATAGAATCTGCCCTTTATCATTTACCGCAACGCAACCAATCTTGCGAGATGGATCTTTACTCCACCCTGCGACAGTTGCTGCAAGTTCAAGATAACGTCGATGCCATTTGTCAGTCACGAAGTCCATCATCAGTGAATCATACCTGTGTTTTGTGCCAAGTGGAGTTTGGTGATCATTTCAATCTCATGAAAACGAAGTTCGAATGCAAGTTCATCAAACCATTTCATATATTGTACATCATCACGCAGGTCTTGGTCAACATCACCATACACATCCATGTATACATCTGAGTCAATATAGTCCCAGTTGTAGTCGCCATTGCTAAAACGATTTTCTTCTTTATCCATTGCCTGTAACATATGGACTTTCATCAACTCTTTAGATAACATATTCATCTTCCATCACAACATTGCTTACCAACTCAAGTGCACCATCAAAAGAGATGCCGTGTCGTTTTGCGATAATGTCAGCAGCAGTTGCCACCAACACACCGTCTTCTAATAGGTCTTGGATTTCCAAAACTAGATTGCCCATTGCACTCATTATGACTTCACCTTTTTATCTAAGCAATATTGAAAGTATGCTTCAAACAACTCGCCACGCTCACTGCGTTTGTAACCCCAGACCTGACCCAATGCCATACATGCGTCCATCGCATTGACACCGTCCACTCGGACTTTCTTATAGATTTCTTCTAACAATGCTTCACTGAATTTCATTTCGTACCTTCCGCTTTGAACATATCCAAAACATAATCCCAACCAAGATCCTTCGTTGCAGCAGTCACCAACTCTTCATCGCTGATGTTTGCTTCCATATACGAAGGTGAATAACCCATGCCACTCATGATCATTTGTAAGCGAAAACGCATCACATTATTCAGACCACAAGTGCGAACATATGTCATTGTTTCAACCATTTCAGATGCTGATGTCATCAGAACCACTCCATCTCACGAATTTTAGAAAGACCCACGTTGAAGCACTCCATCCACTGAGTAGAATCTTCAGGAAGGTTGTGATGCAACTCAATGAATCGCTTCACGTCATTCTCGTTATAAAACTCGAATCCGTCCTCGTGCTCATTATCCATCATGATGCGGATAGCAGTTTGACGAGAAACATTCATGAGTTCCATAAACTTATCAACAGTCTTTTCGAATGTATAGATTGCCTGCTTGGCATAATAAGCATTCTGCTCCTGTTGCATGTAATAAGTTTCGTCCGCAAGGGTAGTGTAAGGATCGTTGTTCATGATAAGTGCTCCATTGGAAGTTTGATTTTATCAAGTTGGAGTTCATCTCCCCAAACATCTTTATAAATTTCAATCATTGCCAAAACTTTGGAAACAAGTTTCATTTCAGAGTTCACCTCACCAAAAGAATCATGCAATTCATTTTCTCGGCGAATAACCTCTTCAAACTTTTCTAATCTTTCAGGACTCATGATAAGTGCTCCACAACAAGAGTTTCAAAACCATACTTCGCAGCAACAGTCTTGCCACGTTCAATTGTATGCTCAGGATCGTCTGAGGTCAATGAGAAGAAATAACCGTTGACGGATTCTAAGTATTTGTCCATCAGGTCGATGCCTTCTTGACTATAACCATCCACGTCACCGAGGATAGAATCTTCAAGTTCTGGGGTCATGTAAATAACGTTCATAAATTTTTCTCTCTCTTCAATTTATACGACTATTCTACAGCAACTTGATGAAAATGTCAACAACTAAATTTCCTGCAAAAACAACAACTTACGCTAAAATACGCTAAGTTGTTGATAAATAACGGGAAATTAGTTGATCTGTAAGTTATTGATTTTACAAGGTTTTCTTATATTCTTTGGGTGAGAGTAAAATATCATCAAAAAATATGATCAAAAAAAGACGTGGTTCGCCATTTTCATTCAAAGAAAAGTCGTTTGCAGCATGCCAACAATTTCCAGGAAAGATCACTGCCCTGTTATATTCATTGTTGACATCGATGGTTTTCACAAATTGCTTTGATACAGATTCGCAATAGTTTTCATATCCAGCATAATCTTTGTTTTCTATAAGTTTATGTTTATCACCACCAGAAGTCAAATCTGGAACAAACACATCATCACTCAATTTATAAAATGATGTTCCAGAATTCTTTTGTTGATCTTTTTCTTTACTTAGATAAACAATGCATGTCAATTTTTGATCTTGATGTATTGCTCCTCTCTTATAGTTGCTATCAGAGAATTGAAAATGCACATTACATCTATTGGTATAGACAGGACTTTCAGAAATGCATGTTGATACTTTAGATATAATTTCTTGATATAATTCTGGATTCAGTACAGACAAACATTCAGTTCTGTGTCCTGGATACTTTGAATCTTTATCACTGTATTGTAGAGTTTTTGCATACCCAACAATCTTATCAGGATCTATAAAGAAGTCATCAACAATTGTTACTGGAATCATAATTTTCTACTGTCCACTGTTACACTATGAATGTACCAATCAAACCAACGCTGATATTCCTTGATTCGAGTGCTCATTTTATCGCTCTTCATTGCTTCGTATGCCGCACCAACGTCTTCAATATCACCGTTCAATACCGCAGGAGCATAATCACAACGACCAAAAGCAACGACTGGTTTCTCTAGCAGCATTGCTTCTTGACCAGAACCACCATTCAATACGAACATGCCTTTAGCATTACGAACCAACTCTTGGAAGTTGCCACGTTCAATATAAACAATCGCACCAGTATCATCAGTCCACTGCTCGATAATATCCTTCAGAGGTTTCATTGAACCAAGATTGACTGGGTGTCCTTTGAATACGATTTGCGGACAGTCAGCAGGTGCTTGAGTCTTTGCCCACTCACAGATCTGTTTTACAAAATGCTCAACAGAGAAATCAGAATGCCAACGGATAGTGTCATCATGAGGCAACTGCAGAGGAACGATAATATAGTTGTCCTTTTCAATCTTTGACCAGTCTACATCGTCTGCTTGTAACTCCTGAAATTTAGAACCTTTGGCAATATATGACTGCATGCTCTTGAACGCACCATCATCATATCTACGTTTATTGTTATATCCTTCCAAATACTTGGCACCACCTGCCCATCCTTCTGGATCGACAGTGAACAACCATGGGAATACTGTTTGCATATAATACTTGGTGTTCTCATGACCACCCCACGACTGCCTCTCGACGTGAGGAACAAGCATAGGTTTCTTACCAAACCATTTTTGAATACTATTGTTGAAACACCAGCGAGGAGACTCGATAACAAGTGTCTTTGGACCTTTGATCTTATCAATAAAGTTCTGCCAGTGCTGGCGAATAGCAGGTAGTGTGCCTTTGTTGGCAACTTCGCAACCAAACTTTTTGAATGGAATATCCAAACGGGGTTTTAGAATAATATCAGCATATTGTGCTGTCACATTCCAAATATAGTCATTCCATTTGTTCTTTTTAGCAACATACTCTGGATTGTCATACTTGCGTGGACCTTTGCCTGTCCAAATAACAGAACCTTCAACAAACTCCCAGTCCATAAACATACTGTCAAAGTGATGGAATGCATCTTTGTTATCAACACGAGCAAAAGTTCTAGACAATGCGATTTGATCATTGAACCATTGTAGAGGCAGTTTTGATAATTCATCTGCTACTGCAGTTGCAACCTCAAATGCATTCTTATGATAATATACTGCACCAGCAGCAACCTTTGTTCCTTCTGCTTCCCAACCTGCAGTTCCAGGAAGAGATTCACGTGGGAAGAAACCAATAGGTTTTGTTGGATAGTCAAACTCATTCATAAAAATGCAGTCTACATCAACAATAAGCATACCACCAGCAGTTTGTAGGATATGAGGTGCAACAAGGAAACGAAGTGATGCATAGTAAGCACGAATCATTTCAGGAGTCCATTCTTCACCGAATTCCATATCGTTGTAAGTATATGTTACACGCTGTTTGGTTGTAGCATTGAGCACACCAGCAAGAGAGATCGCCTCATCTGTTGGGTTTACAATATGCACGTGCACATCTTTCTTACCAACTTCAGATGCTGAATAGATTAGTGGTGCTGCGTGTTCTAGAAAATATTTTGAGTCACATGCCGCAAACACGACAGGACTGGTTGGCATTTCACCGTACATTATTCACCTTTGGTTACATCGAACCCATTAGAAGCAGTGTATCCTGCTTGACTCTCTTTATTATATGCCACCCAAGTAGATGGGTCAACAGAGTAATAATCTGTTGGTTCCATACCTGCCAACATTGCTTCTATATAATATAAATCAAATAGATTCTGCACATCTTCTCTACGATGAGCACGAAACTCACCATCAAACCAGTGCTTACGACCTTCTGCTTCTAGTCGAGGAACAGCATACTTGCCGTGTGGTTGGGTTGACATATCAGTATAGTGTAGAATCTTGATGTCTTCTAACTTATCGTTCTCACCATCAAAGTTATTCCACTGACGGTCAAATACCTGAACCAACTGAGGGTTTTGTTGAAGACCACTAAACAACTGCTGATGAGCATGTGGTTCTTTCTTCATTGCTTCAACAGGTGGTAATACTTTACCAGCACGTTCGCAGTGCCACTTAGCAACGCAGGTGCGCCAACCACCCTTCATCTGAATAATCTTACCATCTTCCCATGGAGCATTCCACAGTTCAGCAAGGTCTCCAAGGATAATCATGTCACTATCCATATAGATTGCTTGCCCTTGGAAGTCGCATGCTTCAGGAATTGCCCAACGGAAACCGCTGAATGGAGTCGCCCAAGTTTGACTGTTCCACCCACCCCAAATAGAATTGAATAGACCGTTGTGTTTCATCCAGTGAATGTCAATTGGTAGACTGCTATGTTTCCGTGCTGTGTACTCAAGCACCATTTGAGATTCAGCATCTTCACCGTTGGGTGCCACACCCACATATAATTGAATTCTATCAGTCATTTTCAACCACACCCAAAATATCATCTTCTTTCAGAATAACACATTGAATATTATCAACAGTGCACACTTGACCTTTACCCCAATCTGGAATAACAACGTCTTCGAGTTTCAAATACTTTACTTCTGGACCAACACCAACAACCAATGCTGTTTGAGATTTACCTTGATCAGATGTCAAGATAATACCTGATTCAGTTTCTTGTTTGTTTTTTAGTTCTGCAACCAGAACATTATCACGAAGTGGTCTCATATTCATATCCTAATAGTTTTATTTCATTTGCAAATAGAGTAGCAACAGCACAAACTGTAGCATCATCATATAACTCTTTATAGTCTGTAGTCTTTCTAATACCAGACTTCAACTTTGTTCCTGTAACTTGTTCTTGTTTGATGTCAAACCCAAACTTATCATTTAGAGTTTGATACATTCCCCACATATCCTCATACTTGAACACATCATCAACCATCAAGTTACCGTTGTGTGTATAATTCAACCAATCAACAGGAAGCATTGGGTTGTTTAGAATGTAACGTGGAAAAGTCATATCACCAAACCGTTCTGGTTTGATTTTCTGGTGCCAGTAATAAGAACTTACACACTTGTCCCATGGATTGCGTTCAATGGTAAACTTATAATAATCTTTCCACTCAAACGGATATTGGTGTTGAATCATTCCCCATGCCATATGACCATTTTGATCAGGTGCAATGTTTAGTGCTGGAGTATCATCACGTGTTGAACCAGTGCAAACATCATCTGGACCAAGATAAGGGAACAACAATTTTTCCAATGTTGACCCAGCAGTCTTTTTTGTTTTGACAAAAATAAACTTGTGCTTGTGAGAAATAATCACTGAGTCACCATCACAGTTGCACCTTGGAACCAGTTGCGACAAAGTGGGATAACCTTGCGATCATATTTTTCCAACCACTCATTCATTGCCTTCCACTCATGTTCTTTCCAAGTTGTATACATAACACGGTTTGCCTTACCACGTGGAGATGCTTCACCGAATACATGACGCCAGCAAGAAAGTTCATCCCAACGAATAATTGTTCCAGGTTTGATTCGATCGTTACAGTTTTCTAAAATAGTAACAGTGCTAGAATAAATGTCACAATCGACATGGAGATAACCCAAGTCACCACTATTGTTTTCCAAGAAGGTTGGTAGGGTTTCATCGAACCACCCCTTATATAATTTTACGTTATCTGGAACTTGAGGCAGTTCACCTTTTCGGTCAAATGCTTCTGCTTTTACTTCCTTCTGACCCATATCCCAATCTTCAGGTAAACCTTCAAATGAGTCAAATCCATGAAACTCTAAGTCTGGACGTGCATTGGCAAGACAGGAAATGGTTGTTCCATTGAATACACCAAACTCTAAGTTCAAACCCCAGTTTGGCAGATAAGGTGCCAACCATTCCAGTTCACGGATTCTAACATCATTAGTGTTTTGGTCATCTGGAAGAAAACCAAACTTCTTTATTTTTTCAAATTCTCTAATCTTCACTTCTCAAGTTTCTCACATGTGATTGATGTATCTTACAACTAATCATAGCATTATAATAGTCATCAGACAACAAAACATTACGATCAAATTGTTCTTTTGCTTCTAAGTAAGACATCTCACCTTTGTTTTTACAGAGGTGTAAAATCTCTCGCTTGAAGTTTTGTATACCATGTTCTTCAACCAGCATACTCACTTCTTCAGATGAACCATAATAATCCATCCAGTTGGATTCAGAAACCTTTACTCTTTTGCGTGTTCTTCCTTTGAGGGGATTCAAACGACGACGTTGAGTAAAGTTTTTCTTTCCGACATATTTTTTACCATTGGACAAATCAGTTATGAGGTACACAAAACCCACGCTCTTACCTATGTCAACTGATGTGAATACTTCTCCGTGATAGGTCCAAGGATTTTTATATTCATCTGTCATCAAAATCCAATTCGTCAAACATGTCGTCATCTAGATCATCTAGATCTTCATCAACAACGTCAGTCAAATCAACTTCTGCGCTGCAGAAAGGGCAATACATTGGACCTTCTTCTTGTCGGTCAATAATACCTTCTACATATCTAATCTCATAATCTGATCCGCAAGAGTCGCAGATCAATTCGTAAACAACTTCTGACATAGGTTTCCTCCTTGTTATTATGCGTATGCCTCGTCCCATGAACCTTTTAGTCCAGCGACCTCGTATTCTGTTACTCGGTTTTCAAAGAAGTTTGTGTGATCAGCACCATTCAACACCCACTCTAACCATGGAAGTGGATTATCCTTCACACCATAGTTTGGTTTCAAACCAAGTTGTAGCAAACGGCGATCAGTGATATAGCGGATGTATTGTTTTACTTCTTCAGCAGACAAACCTTCAATATCACCAATTTCATATGCAAGATCAACGAACTTATCTTCTAACTTGACAGCACGTTTTGCCATTTCATAGATTTCTTTCTTGAATTCATCATCAACGATACGATTGTGTTCCGCACAGAATGCCTTGAACAGTTTAGAGTTACCTTCAACGTGCATAGACTCATCACGGATTGACCACTCTACAACTTTACCCATACCTTTCATCTTACCGAAACGTTGGAAGTTGAGTAGCATAACGAACGAAGCAAACAGTGCTACACCTTCGTTGAATACAGACTTTGCTAATGTCAAACCCAAACCACGTTGAGTAGAAGCATCACCTTCAACCATAAAGTCGACCTTATCGGTCATCTCTTTATATTCTAGAAAGGCATGATATTCAGAATCAGGCAAACCAAGAGTATCATTGAGGAGAGCATAAGCACGCTGATGAATCCCTTCACGAGCGGCGAAAGAACCGAGCATGTTACGCACTTCGTTGTTTTTGAATTTCGGAATAAATTTATCATAGTAATTTTGCCCCACTGCCACATCTGATTGAGTAAATAGTCGAAGGATATTAGTTATATATTCTTTTTCTGTGTTGGAAACTTTACCACCTTTCCAATCAGTAACGTCTTCATTGAGGTCAATCTCATCCTCAATCCAGTGTGCTTTTTCGTGACGTTGGGTAATTTCTACTGCCCATGGATAGTGAAAAGGTTTATAGGTCTCCGACCACTCCATTAGACCACCCTGCTTTTTTAGCAGTTGACCTGTAATCTTCATAAGATCATCGTAACCACCGATGTTCTTATCATCGATTAGAATTTGTGGTACTGTGCGTGCACCTGGACACTTTTGTTGGAACGCAAGCATTTGCTCTTCATTATATAATTTATGTTCCGTGTAAGTGAACCCGTGTTGTTGGAACCATGCCTTTGCACGGTCGCAGAAAGGACACATGTCCTTTGAGTAAATTTCGATTTGCGGTTGTGATGGTGACATTTATTCATCTTCCTTAGTTAGATTTTTTATTGTAATATTACCCTGTTTATCTTGTTGGAAGTCCAGTTCATCACCTTCTTTCCACCCCAAATGTTCCATAAGATCATCTGGGAATGTGAGAATTTGTTCACCAGTATCTGGATCTTCTACAATTTCACCTTGATATTTCATGCTTGACACGCTGGGCAAACGTCATCGTCATCTTGTTGTGGTGCAAAGTCTTTCAATGCATCACGTTCAATCTTCTGTGCTACGTTTTCTGCACGATTAGATGTTTCAGTTCTGAGGTAATAGAGTCCTTTCACACCGTAACGCCAAGCATCAAAATGTACCTTATGTAGATATGACTTTGAAGCACCAGCAGGGAAGAAAATGTTTAGTGACTGTCCTTGACACAAATGTTTCTGACGATCACCACCTTGCTTCACCAACCAGTCTTGATTGATTTCGATAGCAGTCTTGAATACTGCCTTGTGATGATCGCTCATCCAGTCAAAGTGTTGAACTGAACCACCACTGGTGATGATACTTGACCAAGTGCGTTCATCATTCTTGCCATATTCTTCCAACACCTTCATAAGATACTTGTTCTTTGTCAGGTGTGAACCAGCACGTGTACGAGAGGTAAATGCGTTTGCTTTCCATGGTTCAATAGAAGGTGATGTGCCACCAATCAACGAACTGTTCGCATTCGGAGCAATAGCAAGCAAGTGTGCGTTGCGCATGCCAGTACCTTTCATATCAGGTGCTTCGCCTTTTTCTTTAGCGATAATCTTAGAGCAATGAATCGCTTGATCCTGAATCTCTTCAAAGATCATCTTGTTTACTTCAAGTGCCTTCTCTGATTCCCAAGCAATATTATGCTTCTGTAGATATGAGTGCCAACCCATCGCACCTAGTCCAAGAGAACGCTCACGCTCGGCACTGAAACGAGCACGAGAAATAGTATCAGGTGCATTATCAATGAAGAACTGAAGCACATTATCCAAGAAACAGATAAGGTCTGCCACCAGTGAAGTATCTTTCCAATCATCGAACGACTCCAGATTTAGTGAAGATAAACAACATACTGCTGTTCTTTCTTCGTTAGTAGCGAGGTGAATCTCATTACAAAGATTTGAACCGTGAATCTTTAGACCCAAGTCTTTCTGTGCTTGAGGTAATGCACGATTGGCAGTATCAATGAAATTCATATATGGTTCGCCAGTACGATAGCGAGTTTCGAGAATCATTTCCCACAACTTACGTGCTGGAATTTCTTCACGAACTTCACCAGAGTCTGGATCCTTCAACTCCCACATATCACCGAACTGTACAGCAACCATAAACTTGTCTGTTAGATTTACTGCGTGGTGTAGGTTTAGATTCTTACGATTTACGTCACCAGTAGGAATACGCATCTGCAGGAACTCGATAATATCTGGATGATCGATATCCATGTACGCTGCATATGAACCTTTACGAGTGCGACCCTGACGATATGCTGTCATGTCAGCATCGACTGTATGTAAAAATGGAATAGGACCAGGAGCGATATCAGATACGGAACGAACATCAGACCAATGACCACCCACGCCACCACCTTTGACAGATAACCAACGAAGTTCTGAAGTGTGGTCAATAAGACCTTCA